TATAATTGGGCGATAGACCAAGAGTTTATACACGTGAATCCTTTTGCACGTATCAAACGTACTACTGCACTCAAGCGTACAGATATATGGACTAAACTTGAGGTAGAACACGTGCTTAATGATGCCTATAGCCTATGGAATACACGTAACATAGGACTTATCATACACATGGCATACGCTTTCTGTCAGCGACTAGGTGATATGCGTACTTTGAAGTGGGATAACTTTGATGACAACTTTACTGTGTTATATCTACAACAATCTAAACGTAGAGCAAAGGTAGAGATACCTGTTGATGAGGAGATGCGAGAGATGTTGACTAGACAACACAAAGACTTTGTATTCCAACAGTACGTAGCACCTAATATAAAGCCTGTGAATGGGGAGTATGTACCCTACACCTTAGAGCAAGTATCTAAGCAAGGTAGAATACTTATGGATAGAAACAATATACCTAGTAACAAACGACTCATGGACTTACGTAGGACAGGTATCATGGAGATGGTTGATGGTGGTGTACCCTTACCACAAATCATGTCGGTGAGTGGGCATACTAACCCTGCATCAGTAAAGCCTTACATGAAAAATACTCTAGCGTCAGCAACAAATGCCTTGACAACTAGAAAAAAGTGGGTATCATCTGCGTTGAAGCAACAGGAAGGTGTATAGTATGTGGAGAATATGGGATTACGATGTCAAGAATGGTGAAACAAAGAGAGTTAACTGTCCTATATGCAGAGGACACAAGACTTTTACTATCACAAATCACATGGGTAGCTTGCTGTGGAATTGTTACAGGGCAAGTTGTGATGTGAGTGGTGGTAAACGTGTGACCTTAACTGCAAATGATATAAGACAATCGCTTTCACCCAAACCACTAGAAGATAAGTACGAGTGGGATATGCCATCGTTTCTCGTATACCACCCACCACACGTGCAGGAGTTTGTAGACAAGTGGAAGCTACCTGCAGATGTAGAGGTGATGTATGACGTGAAAGAAGAACGTGCAGTATTCACAATCTATAAAGACTACAGATGTGTGGATGCTATAGGCAGAGCAATGAAAGAAAAAAGATTACCGAAATGGAGAAGATACAACAATACAGGGTTGCCATACACCTACGGATGTGGTAAGGTGGCAGTAGTTGTTGAGGATTGTATAAGTGCTGTGGCTGTCGGAGAGATCGATGGCTTTGTTGGTTTGGCTGTGTTGGGTACATCACTCTCTGTCACACACAAAGAATACTTATCACAATTCTCAACAGCAATAGTTGCGTTAGATCCTGACGCACTACCAAAGACTATGCAGTTTGCCAAAGAACTAAGACCATTCGTAAACACAGTAAAAGTTCTGAAGCTAACTGATGACTTGAAGATGAGAAAAGAAATAGATATTACCAACCTTAAAAACGCAGGAGTATAATATGGAATTAGGACTACTAAGAAGTTTAATGGATAAGCAATTCTATGATGACCATAGAGGTGCTAAGTGTCCGACTAAGATATTTAGTAAGGATGCACAAAAGATCAAGGTAATCATTGACCAATGCATGACCAAGTACGACAGAACTATCACACCAGATGAGGTTCAAGCGTTGTTCTTATCAAGCAATCCATCAATGACTACTGCACAGAAGTCAGCATACTCTGGTATGTTTGACAAGATAAAACGTGAGCAACCTATGGGTTCAGACATAGCACAAGAGGTGTTGTCTAAACTGTTCCAACAAATCATTGGTGAAGAGATAGCCAATCTAGGATTTGACTATGTGAATGGTAGTAAGACTAGCCTTGAGCCTGTACGTATGTTGCTTGAACAGTATGGTGATGACTTCACACCCAACCTTAACGTCAAGTGGGATGACATTGACATTGATACACTACTAGCTAAGAACGATCTTGAAGCTAGGTGGACATTCAATATACCTACACTTGTGCGTAAGCTTGAGGGTATCAACGATGGGCATCTCATTGAGGTAGGTGCAAGACCAAACACAGGAAAGACTTCCTTCCATGCTAGTTTGATTGCATCACCTAATGGATTTGCACGACAAGGTGCAAAGTGTATTGTCTTGTGTAACGAAGAGGGTACACATAGAGTCGGTGCAAGATATCTTACTGCATCAACAGGTATGACTATGCAGGAGATAAAAGAAAACCCAACCCAAGCTAGAGATAAGTACGAACCTATACGTAAGAACATACGCCTACGTGACGCAACAGGTAGGGATATGTCTTGGGTTGAGAGTGTGTGTAAGGCATACAATCCAGACATTGTTGTGCTTGACATGGGTGATAAGTTTGCTGTGACTAGTGGCTTTGCTCGACAAGACGAAGCACTCAAAGCCAACGCAATTCATGCACGTAGCATAGCCAAGCAGTACAACTGTGGTATCTTCTATATGTCACAGCTATCTGCTGAAGCAGAAGGTAAGGTTCTACTGAACCAAAGCATGATGGAAGGCTCACGTACAGGTAAGGCAGCCGAAGCAGATCTTATGCTTTTGATTGCGAAGAATCCTGTGGTTGAAGGACAGGATGAAGAGGATAACCAAAGACATTTAAACATAGTCAAGAACAAACTCACAGGATGGCATGGTGTTATCCATTGTGAACTTGACTACAAGACAGCGAGGTACTTAGCATGACAAGAGGAGTAAGAACTTTTCACGTAAGAAAAGATATACCAGATCCACACCAAAAGTATATAGAAGATAAGAAATGTAACAGATGTGGTACACAACTTATCGTGCCTGATACGTGGGGAGCAGGTAACAAGAGAGTCAATAACTATCTATGTAATACGTGTGAGAGCATGATAAGTAAAGTTAATAGATTAAAAAGACTAGCACGTGTAGTGTCACGATCTGTTATTAAACAATACGATACTGCTAAAGATGGGTATGTCTATATCATATCAAATACTGCATGGGAATTTTGGTACAAGATAGGCATGGCCATTGATGCCGAAGATAGATTAAACAGTTATCAAACCTCTGATCCATTTAGAAACTATGTGTTAGAGTACAGTAAATACTTTTCAAACAGGAGAAATGCTGAAGCTATAGCACATAAAAACATCGGTAGGATTTCAGTAAAAAGAAGAGGTGAGTGGTTTTATTTAAACTTAGGAGATGCAAAAAATATAATAGAGGAGATTGTAGATGAAGCTAATACTTGATGTAGAGAACACAGTAACTAAGCGTGATGGCAAGATGCACCTTGATCCATTTGAACCTGACAATAGTTTGGTTATGGTGGGTGTGCAGGGAGTGTGCAATCCTACACCACCTCGCATATATACATTTGATCATGCCGACATTCAACCTACCTTTAATGGTAAGGAAGAATTACAAATGACATTAGATCAAACATCTTTATTAATTGGTCACAATATTGCATATGATTTACTGTGGCTATGGGAATCAGGTTTCATTTACAAGGGTGAAGTGTACGACACAATGCTCAATGAGTACATACTACAACGTGGTGTCAAAGAACCACTCACCCTTGAAGCCTGTGCTGAACGATATGGTGCTACTCCTAAGTCTGATACACTGAAAGAATACTTTGCTAAAGGGTACAGTACACGTGACATACCACACGCAGAACTGTGTGAATATCTACGTGCCGATCTATCTGCAACTAAGGATGTGTATCACAACCTAATGCGTAGGTACAATCAAGCAGACAACGCAGGTCTAAGAGATACAGCAGAACTTACTGACCAAGTGGCAGTATGTCTTGCCAAGATCTATCAGCGTGGGTTTGCCGTTGACTTGCGTAAGTTACATGAGGTGCGTTCAGAGTTTGAGAAAGAGAAGAGTGAGATTGAAAAAGGTTTGATGCATCAGACAAGAGAACTGATGGGAGATATGCCAATCAATCTCAATAGTCCTGAACAGTTATCATGGATTATCTATAGTCGTAAACCACGTGACAAAACCATGTGGGGAAATTCGTTTGAACCATACATGTCTGATGAGGATTTCAGAAATGTTATA